CGAACGCCTGACGTTCGAGACGGAGATCACCTCTGAATACCTGGCAAACCTGACATCCGGGAGTGACAGCTAATGGCCAAGATTGAAGTTAACCGCATTACTAATGCGAACATCTACCTGAACGGCACGAACCTACTAGGCCGCGCCGAAGAAGTGAAATTGCCAGACGTCACAATGACCATGCAAGAGCACAAGGCGCTCGGCATGGTGGGCAAAGTGGAACTACCCAGCGGGTTCGACAAGCTGGAGGGCGAAATCAAGTGGAACAGCTTCTATCGCGATGCGATGCTGTCCGCCGCAAATCCGTACAGTTCGTTATCGTTACAGTGCCGTTCTAACGTCGAGCGTTACAGCTCGCAGGGGCGCATTGATGAAGTGGCGCTGGTCACCTATCTGACCATCATGTTTAAGAAGAACCCACTGGGAACGTTCAAACAGCATGAGAACGCGGAATTCAGCAGCAGCTTTACGTGTACCTACATCAAGCAGGTTCTTGATGGCGAAGAACTACTGGAGCTGGACTATCTCGCAAACATCTTCCGCGTCGGCGGCGTTGACCAGTTGACTGATTATCGTATTAACATCGGCGGTTAGCTTGAATGGGAGGCAGTGATTAGCACATCATTGTCTTCCTTCATATTTCCCGGTGCGTATTAGTTTGGCGGCGTCCCTGTTCACTGCCTTTCCAATCACATTGCCAGTTAATCGTCGGTTTTTTTCCAGTAGCTCAATGATGGACTCTCTATTTATAAAGGCATCAGTGATTGCCAGTTCAATAACTGCACTGCCGATAGCGTAAACCATCATTTGAATGTGTGAGTCGTCTTGCATAAGTGCCACCTCATATAGCGTTTATAGCGTTGCTAATCCGATTTAATATCCGTTTTTAGTACATAGAGCAATACTGCTTCTGAACCCCATTCAGGAGCAGATCATGACCGACGTATCAAACGACATTTTCACACTGTCCGTCCCGTATACCACCGCTGCCGGTGCCACCATTGAAACCATTACGTTACAGCGTCTCAAGGTTAAAGACCTGAAAGCCATTCGCAGCATCAGCAAAAAATCCGATGACTGGGATGATTTGCTGCTGGCTCGTTCTGCCGGTCTGGTGCCGGAAGATCTGGACTCTATGGATCTGGGTGATTACCTGGCGCTGCAAAAACGATTTCAGAAAATTACTGGGGTGGCTGCACAATCCGAAAGCGATGATGGACGCACTGGGGATGCTGGCGAGATGGTGGCGCTGGCAGCCGAGTGAACTTGAAGCGCTGCCAATAGACGAACTGGAAACCTGGCTGGATATCGCCAGTGAGCAAATCAGGCGTGAGAACGGCGACGATTAAAACGGCTGACCAGAGCGCCGACACCAGCAAACACAACAGCTAATAACATGATGGCGGGTTGCAGGATAAATGTGGCCAACACCAGGGCAAACGTTAATAACACCGCACCCCCGCCAATCATCAACACCCAGACCAGCGGATCATTGCTGGTGTTGACTGCGTAGATGACTAGCTTCACAAGCAGATAGGCATACACACTGCCGAACGCTGTCACCAGCAGCCCTTTCAAAAACATCAGCGCGTTTTCCATATCTGTAATCCCGTATCAACTGATAAATGGAGTGTAGACGGTGGCTACCGAGTTCTCAATAGGCGTCATTATCGGCGGTGCTATATCCGGCGCGTTTCGTTCTGCGATGTCTGGTACGCGTCGCACGCTTGATTCGCTCGGTGATGTCTCACGCCAGCTCACCGAACGGCAGAACACGCTGACCCGCGCTGTTGAGCGTTATGGCCAGGTTGGTTCACGCAGTGCTCAACGTCTGAATGCTGATTTACAACGTGTTGGCAGGACGCTGGATCAACTACAACAGCAGCAAAAACGGTTGCAGTCGGCAGCAGCAATGAGCGACTCGGCAAAAGCAAATCGCATGGCGCTATACGGTCAGGGGGTCGAAACCTATGCGATGGCCAGAACGGCAGCATCGCCCATCATGGGTGCGGTACAGCAGTATGCGAGTTTTGAATCCGGACTGCGTGATATCTCAGTAACAGGGAATTTAACTCGTGACCAAGAGAAAAAAATCGGAACTAAGTTGCGGCAAGCAGCTAAAGATACAAATCAGCTCCATGAAACAATAATGGAAGGACAGAATACGTTAGTCGCGGCTGGCATGGAGCCTATGAAAGCAAGTGACCGCATGAACTTGGTTGGCCGAACGGCTACGGCATCCAAAGGTAACATCAATGATCTGGCAAAAATGGGGTTAGCATTTGAAACGCTGGATATTAAAGATGACAAAGGGATGAAGGAGGCATTTAACAGAGCATTGGCTGGATCTAAAGCAGGTCGTTTTGAGTTAAAAGATTTGTCTCAGTACTTTCCCGAATTGGCTGCTGCATTTAAGGCGAAAGGGATCGTTGGTCAAGAGGCTGTTTCACAAATTATTGCCAGCCTAGAGGTTGGTCGAGAGTCCGCAGGCACGGAAGGCGAGGCAGCGACGAATATGCGCAACTGGCTGGCAGCGATGAACCGTAGCGATACCATTCATAAATACGAAAAAGCCGGTATCAACTACCAGGCATCAATGAAGGATTATGTGGCAAACGGCTACTCTCAGTATGAAGCATCATTGATGATCGCCGACCGTTTTATTAAAGGGAAAGGGGATAAATTTTTAAAAGAGTGGGAGAAAGCAGGCAAGCAAGGCGATAAAGAAACACAGCAAAAATTAATGGAGTCATTTGGGATGTCTGAGATTTTTACAGATATCCAAACGGTGAATCATTTAATCGCCATGCGTCAGCGATGGGATGATTATAAAAAAATAAAGGCTGAAATGAGCAGTGACGAGGCTCAAGGGGCAATAGATAAAGATTTCGACTCACAAAACGACACACTCGAAGCGCAATATCGTCGAAGCAAGATTGCAATGAATGACTCTGCTATTGGCTTGGGTGAGTCATTACGCCCGGCGCTAATTTCGGTCAGTTCTGCCATTACTCCGTTGATTGATCAATTAGGTCAGTGGATATCTCAAAACCCGGTGTTAGTGAAAAATATCGTCATCGGTGCGGCGGGATTACTGGCATTCAAAGCGGGCGTGATTGGTGCCCGGCTGGGAATGAATCTGCTGCTATCTCCGATAGTTAATACATATAAAGGCATCATGCTATTGCACTCAAAATGGACGCTGTTGCGGCTGGCGTTCAGCGCCGGTGGCCGTGCTCGTCAGTGGATTAGCGTATTCGGCAATCTGGCAAAGGGGGCGTTAAATCTGGGGCGCTCGCTGGCAGGCGGACTCTGGAGTGGTATTCAGTTGGCGGGGCGTGGATTGCTGTGGATGGGTAATGGCATCGTTACTGTTGGTCGTTTTTTCGGTGGGGCAATAGTCAGTGGTATTCGGATGGTGGCCGCAGGGTTGGGGTGGTTAGGTCGGACATCGTTGCTATTAGGCAGAGTATTGGGTGGTACATTATTACGCGGTATTACATTGGTGAGTCGCGCAATATTAATTATGGGCCGAACCATGTTAATGACCCCTATCGGCATCGTCATCACGCTCATTGCAGGCAGCGCCTATCTAATTTACCGCTACTGGGAGCCGATCAGTAATTGGTTTAAACAACGCTGGGCGGATATTACAACGGCGTTTTCAGGCGGTATCAGCGGTGTGACGCGCCTGATTCTCGACTGGTCGCCAGTTGGTTTGTTTTACCGGGTCTTTGCCGGGGTGATGAAATATTTCGGCATTGACATACCAGCGAAGTTCAGTGAGTTCGGCGGCAATATCATCAGCGGGTTTGTGAACGGTATACGCAATAAGTGGGAGGAAGCCAAGGCTGGCGTTGGCGAGCTGGGCGATAACATCAAGGGCTGGTTTGCCGAAAAACTCGGTATCCATTCGCCCAGCCGGGTGTTTATGGGGTTCGGTGACAATATCGCGCAGGGTGCAGCGATTGGTATCAGCCGCAGCACACCGCTTGCCGCTGCTGCCGGGCAACGGCTTGCAACCGAGCTGACGCCAGACATGCCCAAACTCCCGGCCGCTGCCCAGTCTTTTGACCCGGCTAATTTGCGCCGTGGCAATAATGCGGCGTCAGGTACTGCATCGGCTCCGGGTATCCAAGTGTCATTCTCGCCAACAATTAACATCAACGGCCAGCCGCAAAATGGCAGCTCGCCAGATATCGCCCGTGCGCTAAATCTGTCACTCAACGAGCTTGAGAAGATGTTACAGCGCATCGTTGCAGAACAACAACGCCGGGGGTATGCCTGATGTTTGCGGTTCTGGGTGACATTGAATTTGAACTGATTACTTACTGGGATGGGTTCGAAGCCCAGTTCGGCGTCGATTATGCCGAACACGCTTTAATCATGGGCAAACCCCGTTTGCAGTTCATCGGTGAGAAACTGGACGAAATCAGCATCAGCCTTGTCTTTAACTGGCTGTACTGCACACCTGAAACCGAGCTTGCGCGGCTGCGTAATCTGATGCGCACCCATAAAGCCCAGGCTTTAGTCTTTGGTAATGGCGACTATCGCGGCTGGTTTGTTGTGACAGACGTTCGGGCGACCAGTGAGCAGACTGACCGCTCGGGTAATGTGTTGGCACTCAATGCACAGGTTACGCTGCGTGAATATGTCGGCGATCCGAAAAAGCCGCTCACGGCCCCCGCTATCGCGCAAACAGTGCCGAATACAAAAGCGGTGGCAAAGTCCACTGCCGCCGCCCCCAGTGGCATGGCATCAATGGTTCGCTCTGCTGTGGGCTATGCGCGTAATGCGCAGTCAGCCTTACAGACAGCAACAAGCACCGTTCGTCTTGTGCAAAAGATGGCGACAAATCCCACCGTTGCGCTGGCTCGCGTGCCAGGGCTGATGACGCAGCTTGGCGGCGTTGCAACGCCGCTCATCAGCTCTATTCCTGCACTGTCGTCAGTCACCAGTGCGTTTCCTGATGCCATTCGAGTTGTCCGTTCGTCAAGCCAGGCCCTGTCATTCGTCAATAATGCGCGCTCATCCCTTGCGGGTGTTGGTAGCGGGAATATCGCGGCAACGATGAACGAAGTGAACACACAACTCGGGTCAGCGACCAGCATGATGAGCGCGTCATCCCCGACGATTAGTCGGATGTCCGCAGCCATCGCCACGAGGAGGGTTTAAGCCGATGTTTATCGAACACATCACAAAAGCGGGTGAGCGCTGGGACAGCATCGCGTACACCTATTACGGCGACGCGCTGGGTTATGACCGGATTATTGCCGCCAACCCGCACGTTGCCATCACGCCGGTATTGCCGTCTGGCATCGTGCTGGCCATCCCCGTCATCGAACCGGCCGACGTCAACAACGTGGAGGATACCCCGCCGTGGCTACGTTAACGACTACGCAGCAGCAACAGCAATCCGATACCGCCCGTGATGTGCTGATACCGATGTTTTCCCTGACGTATCTGAAGAAGAACATTACCCAAGATATTGCACCCTATGTGCTGCGCGTGACCTATACAGACAACATCAAAAGCGAATCAGACACAATAGAGGTCGAGCTGGAGGACGTAGACGGGAAATGGGAAAACCAGTGGTATCCGGGCAAAGGTGACACGATAAGCCTAAAAATGGGCTACCTCGGCGAAAAGATGCTGGATTGCGGCACCTTTTCAATTGACGAGATTGAAAGCCGTTGCCCGCCGTCTACTGTCTCTATAAAGGGTGTTGCGACGTCTGTAAATACGGCGTTGCGCACCAAATCCAACCGGGGATTTGAGAACACCACGCTCGGCGCGATTGCCAGTCGCATCGCTAAAAAGCACAAGCTGAAA